GGGCAGTTTTAACAGGATCAGACCAAGAAAGCTGAAATACCCTATCTCGAGCCATACCAAGGCGCATCCATTGAATAGAGGTCAAATAAGCGCCCTCTACACCCATAGTTTGCGCTATAGGATTCCCAAAGGTTTTACCGCGATCATCTGACCATTCCAAAAATACGGTTACAGGCTGATTATTGTTGCCATTACCTGATTCCATTTCAGCAATAAAGGATTTGTATCTGACTCGGTCAGAATTATCATCTTCAGAATGATAAAAACCGCGAGTCCGAACGATTGGGCCACCAAAGTCAGAATAATTATTCTGATCTAAGGCATAAAGATTCCCATTTTGCCAATCACCGACAACAAGAGTGTTGTAAGCGAAAGCAAAGCAATTACCACGATGACGGTTAAATTGTCCATTAGCATCAGTCCATAGCCATTCATTCCATTGTGCGTTTGAAAGATCAAAAGCCCATGTTTTATTTGCAGTTGGGAAAGTTACGACATAAAAATAATGGCCATTTAATTGATATGTATATCCAATAGCATCTGAAATCGTAGGATAAGTTTGAAGTTCTTGATCAATTGCAAAAGTGCTTATTTGTTGAGCATTGAAATTTGATGTTTTGCAAATAGTTGCAGTTCCTTGAGGGGATTGAGCAACCCAATAAAGCTCACCATCCATTTGAGCAATTGAATTTGTTGCAGCGCAACCATATTGAATAAATGATCCAGGCAAGCGTTCAAAAGGAAAAGTTGTATTTCCTGCGTTAAACCATACTTCGGTTGTCACTTCACCAAAAAGATAAATATATCTGCGAGCAACTCCAATTCCAACTATGTTATCTGCATAACCGTCTTTTGAAGCGTAATCAAGAGGATCTATTTGTATTTGGTTATCAAGGGATATATACCATTGATTTGTGCCTGGACGATTAAATACTAAATATCCATCGACAAAATTGACTTGATTTGAGCCATAAAAACCACCATTGTCACCGCTTGCATCGCTAGAATTATCTACAGGAGCAAATATATTTGTTGAAAGCTCTACAGTCCATCCTCCGTTTGGAGTTCCATCAACGATAAATAAATAAGATCCGTTATCTACCATTGAAACTGGGCCTGATCCTGAAGTAATCGATCCTAATAAGGATAATTTCCAGTTAGAACTAATAGAATAAACATTGTTATAGCAAACACCAAATAATTGACCATTGCTTGCAGAAAATAAGCCTCTCCAACCATTTACACTAGAAGTTGCTAATGTTGTAAGGCCTGGAGTTGGATAATGCGTAAAAGGAAAAATTGCAGCATCGGGATTCTTTTCAAGAAAAAGATTGATGCAACGCTGCGCACCAGCGATGACGCTTTTGGTTTGATATGCGCCTGTGACTAGAGCAGCTTTAGCCATTAGCCTGCGCTCCCAACGTAGAAGTCACCATAAATATTGTATGCGCCTGACTTGCCACGCAAGGCAACAGGCATATGCAATAAAGGAATCTGAGAGTTGACTTCTTCGATGGCTCGCATTGAGGCTTCAGCATATCCAGTCAATTCAGGGGTGATTGGCAATCCATACATGACGCAAATACGTCTAGCAAGATTCCAATGCAAAGCATCTAAATATTCAGGAGGCAATACGATTTGATCATTAATGGTTTGGAATGCTTCCAATTGCACCATGACCGAAATAAAGATTTCATATTGATTATTTGGTACTGGCCAAACATATAGCTCGCCCAAAGGAAATCCTGTGTTGTAGTAGGCATACTGAGGGAAGGCATTTAAATTCTTAATGGAGATTCGGTTGTAATCTTCCTGCGCTCTCAACACTTCCAAAGGATAATCCACAGGAAGCGGAGTGTTTTTGTTCATGCGGAAAAAAGCGCTTTCGAGCTTTACCGGTCTTGTGATATTGAAATCACCGCCCGTTCCGACTGAATAAGTTAATGCGCCTGTCGCTTGCAAACCAACGGTTACGAGGTTGTAAACCATGTAGCGCCTGCGTTGCCATTGCGCCATCATCATGTTTAACTGATTGAAACAGTCATTCGTATCCTGTGCCAACGGGGTTTGACCCACACCGATCACATTTGCAGTCTTAAGGGCTAAATTAATAATGTCTGACGGTGTTGTTGGCAATGGTTGTGTCATTTTTTAGGCCTGCCCCTCTTAACTTTTGGCATCTCTGCGACTGGTTCTACTGCTTGATTCAATATTGCTTGTTCTTCTTCCGCATCATTAGCTAGTTGCGGAATCCCAGCAGGGCTTGTGACCCATTTGGGATATTCCTTAAACTCATAAAAAGGGGGAGGGTTTCCCCTCACCCCCAACCGATTAAACAACATCGGCAACTACACAAGACCATTCAGGACGGATTGCAGCGTAACCGTAGAGGATGTCCATACGAGTAATCAAGCTATCGCTCATTACATCATATGCTTCGATCATACGGAGGCTGATACCGTCAAAGTTAGCGCGAGCAGCTTGTACCACACCGGAAGTAGGCATTTCCAAATCGGCAGTAGCCAAAGTAAATGCTTCAGGGTAGTAGGCCAAGTTCTGACGATACTGTGAACTAGCAGGCATTACCAAGCTAATCGCTGCAGAGTTTGCAGGAGAAGCAGTTACTGTATTAAACGCTGCAGGAGCAGGAATAATGCCAGGGTAGATAGGAATGCTTGTTGCGCCAGACGCTACGTTTGATGTAACAACAAACTGACGGAGTTGACCTTGTGATTGGCCAGTCAGACGGTTAATTGCATAAACACCAGCGATAGTGATGATGTCACCGGCATTCAATGTGCCAGTAATAGCGTTCACAGTCAAAGTTGTACCAGTTTGGCTTGCACCGTTAACAGTACCAGCAGAGAAAGAACCAACAGTATGAACTGTAGTGGTTTGATCGTACATCCAATCAAAGCCGAGGGTATCTTTGCTGATAATGCCTGTTTCATACTGATCAGCGATCTTAACTTGTGGGTTAAACAAACCAGCCAAAGAACTAATTGTGCGAGATTGTGTAACTGGATCAAGAATGATCTTACGATCCATACGTGGTGACAAGTTTTGATCCAAAGCAGCACCAGCTTGTAGCCATTGTGATGCTTGTGGGCTTGACAATGTAGAACCGCTCAAGTTTGCTACTAAGTTAGCAGATTGAGCAGCTACGTTCATCAAGTCAGCAGCAACATAAGCAGCCAAACGGTTAACTGCAGGAGCAAGAACGCGCTCAGAAAAGTCATCCAAGCTCATTGTTTTCTCAGCAGTACCGAAAGAAACTGGTACGTTTGCTTGAGTAGCAACGGTCAAAGAAGTATTTTGTTCGTTAGTACCTTGTGGGGTAATAGCTGGGCCAGTAGAAACTGTGTAATCGTTCGGTAAACGGATACGCAGAGTTGAACCGATCTTAGCGCCTGTACGAGCAAATTGATCGTCATATTGACGGGAAACTGTACGCAAGAAAGCGTTAGTTTGTGTAAACAGACGCACCGCTTCATTGGTGATCTGATTGATCGTTAATAATGAATTGCTAGTCATTTAAGACCTCCATAAGAAAAAGAAAAAAGAAACTACACTTTTCGCCCCTGCCCTATGGAGTCGATACTTAACGGGCCATCCATCAGTTTACGGTCTGATTACACCTAAATGCATTAAAACGCTTTTTTGAATAATTGTCAATTATCTGCGTTTATTTTTGTTGCGCCACGCAATCCAGGCTTGATGATCAGATGGGTCAGGTTCAACCGTTCCACCAGTACCACTTGAACCACCGCCAACTTCACTCATTGGAGGGGGAGTGCGCGACACTTGTTTACTAAAAGATTTGACCGCTTTGCTTGATAATTTGGTCAATTCGATGCCCATTTGCAATGGAGATAGGTTGGCAATACGGATGGCATCGCCTACGTTCTCAGACTTGCCAAGGAAAGTAATAACTGCCTCAGGATTGGGAACGGACGCAATGGCCTGCAAGAAATCATTTCCACCGACACCGGCCAAGTTCAAATTGGAGATCGAACGGTCATATTCTTGACCAAATTCAGCTTTTGCCTTTTGCTCAATGTCATTCATGGCATTGATAAAGGTTTGTTGCTGGACGCGTTGTTCAGCAATTTGTTGAGCGTAAACCATTGCCAATTCCTCGACATTGCCTTGATTTTGAGCAGGCGCTTGGGATTGTTGGACTTGTTGTTGCTGGACTTGGGATTGAGCAGCTTCCAAAGCAGCAAGGCGCTCGCGAGCAGCATTCTTCTCAGCAGCTAATTCGCCCATTCTTCGCTTTGCCCATTCAGGCAGATCATTGTAAGAATTCTCTCCAGTCTTGCTATCAGGCTCGGCAGGAAGGGTGTTTTGCCCATCGTTGCCCTGATTTTGACCTTCTAATTGTTGCGCTGCGTTATTTTGTGCGTCTAGTTCTTGTGTAGTTGCACCAGTTGTGTTGTCCATTACGACTCCTAGGTTATTTGTGAAAGATTGTTAGCGAGCACTTGTGACGGATCAAAGTGGCTTAAATCATACTCCTTGCCAGGTTGAGGTGTCCCTTCGATTTCTCTAACGGTTTTATCAGCGATCTTGGAAAGATCAATCTTGCTGAGTTCGGATAGCAAAGCCTTGACGCGATCGGTCTCAGCCTTGAATGCTTGGATAGAGTCTTGACGCTCATTCTCAAATCGCAGAGCCAAGTGATTGAGGGCATCCATATCAAGACGTTGTTTATCAAGCGCCAAATAGGATTGCTTCTCTTGGAGTTGCTCTTGCAATTGCTGGATGATGGCTTGAGCCTGCTGGAGTTGTTGTTGCAATTGTTGCTCTTGCTCGGATGGCCCAGTACCCAAGATATTTGGAGGAATCCAGTTGCGCATACGCTCCTGTAACTTGTCAGCATTCGGGAAGTCAGCAGATCCCATATAAAGATCGCCAATAACCTGAGAAAGCGCAGGCTGAGCAGCCAATAGCTTAGTCATTGCATCAAAAGCCTCTTGTCTGCGGGTGTCATAGCTTGGGCCAACTTCAGCAACCACGTCATATTTGCCCACATTCGGATTAAAGATGGCAGTAACTCGAGCGTTTTCTTCGTCCTCGGTCTTTTTCATTGGCTCAGCCAACTCAGGATCAACCATGATCTGACTCTCGGTGTTGTCATCGCCAAGGATTCGCACGATCCGCTTGGTGTCATAGACTTTAGGAATCAAGTCAATAATCATGCGACCAGTCGTTTGAATGGCCATGTTTTGATTGTCTTGGAAATGATAAGTAACGCGCTCGCCTTGGTTTACGCGCTTCTCGATCGATACACCTGAAAGCTCTTGAGATTGCTCACCAAAGGTTTGATCGTATTGACCAGAGGTCATCATCAATTCTTGAGCAGCAGTTGCCATGCCTTCCATATAAACAGGAGCGCTTGATGGAGGTTGCTGACG